CTCGCAACAAACCAACACCTGTATGTTCGCACCATCGGGGTTGTACACGAAGATGGGGTTGAAACCCTCCTGGTGATCCGCACGTGTCGGCGACAACGTGAAATTTGTCTCCGTAATCTCGTTGCGCGTAGTGAACTTGGCCAGTTCGCTCATGTTGTTGGGCACAGCATCAACCTGCACGCCCCGCAAAGCGAGCTTGCCAGCTGAGCACATACGCGGATTGGAATATGCAACGAGACTGTCAGCGAGGTCAGCCCAGGTCCTTGTCAAATCTGATTCAGCCAAATGCACCTTGTTCTTACATCGCCCGATGTACAGCATGCCAGATGCTGATGCCACCGGGTCCGTGTTCATCACCTGGATAGAAAAGGCTGCAGGCACGACGGAAGCCGCCTTCCACGAGTCATCGCTCATGGAACCGAAAGTGTAGCGGTACGCACCATTGGGTGCGGCCGCACTCAGAGGCGATGCTATCGCACCGGCCGGTCCATAGGCGTAACCAGTGGACCACTGCCCGGCATCAGATGCGACATTCATGATAGGCGCGAACAATGCGAACCTTCTCTGATCTTGTGACGCTGGGTGCCAAACTGCCGTTGTGCGGATAACCATGTACGGAGCCACAGCTCGTGGCAATGGCAAATGCGCGGGTGCAAAAGCGTTCAAACAATGAAGGTGATTACCACCACCTCCGCGCGAGCGCTTCTGCTTGCCTGATTGCTTCTTCTGCTTCTTGCCTGATTTGCCGCCATTGCCGTTGCCACCATTCCCAAAGGGTTGCGTAACTGTCGTTCCGGCTCCCTGCTTGATCCCAACAGTCAAGACTTCGTCCGTAATCTTCGGGCCCCAACGACGGTTGCGGGTCGGCATGACTAACACTCAGGCTGCAGCAAACACAGCAGGCCGTGACGCACTAGTAAGGTAGGGGACGTGTTCAAAAGCGAGACACGCGAGCACTGCAACGTCGGATCAACGACGCCGGGTTGAAAAGTCTGTGAGTAATCACGGGGGACACTTGTAAAATGTGACACACACAGCTAAATTCTTAATTGTGTTGGCATAACCCCATCTGGCAAACAACCACTGGCTAGACCAGCCCCTCCTCAAGGGACGCACCCTCAAAACGGAGCGACTGGTGACGGGTCAAGCTTATGAGCCAACTTAATAACACCACACGTCCAAAATGGCAATAATGTGTGGCCCCTCTGCGTGGTAGTGCTTACGACGCCCATCCCGACTGCCCCACGCGGTCAGCCAAGAAGTTCAAAAAACAGCGCCGGAACCGTAACCATACACCCGCTACCTCCGCTATCCAACGCCTTTATGTATACGCGTTGGACTCACGATTCATCCCGATAGGGTAGTCGGATGACCCGCGCGGCACAGCCGCGAATAACCACACACTAGATGGTTCGGGTTGGCCTTCACCTTCTGTAGTGGTCAACTACACGCGAATTGGCTCTGGACCCAGATACGAGGGAACCTGGGCCACCGAAGGTAATTCGGCAGGCAGGGACGGGCCTCCCTATTTTACACACACCAGCATGGGCCACCGACAACAACACAGACCCATGAAACCTGGCTACCATCTCAAACGGAGAAGGCAGGCGGTTGACCATACGCTCGAGTCAAAATAAACCGCCGTGCGCCTGCTACTGACCCACCGAAGTGGGCCCCCCCATGCACGCCGTGCGCTTGTGGCACGGCCTCCCCCGGGGCCTTCCGGCCCCTACACCATGCCCGGAGGCAAGATGCTACGCATTTCTGCGGTCGAGGACCGCAGACCTATGGCACGCAGGTTGCCCACAAAGGTGAGCCATTCCTGCTCATCCACCACCCAACCGTGACGGACGGCCAAAGCAATCTCCAACTCGAGGCCGCCAGCGGCAATACTGTTGGAAATTGTGCACCTGACGTTGTCAGCATAATGACCATATTTGCATGACTCATTGATGATACGAACCGGGTCGTCGTTCTTCCAGTACTCCGGAAGTATGTCTCCCAGGTCACTACCAAGGCGAAACAAGTCATCACGGCAAAACTCCATGTCTGCCGATATGGCCAACTCGTCAACGAGAT